CGCTTATTCGATGCGAGCAGTTTGGCTGGGATTCTCATGCTGCTCTCCTCTCGGCGTAGTAGTCGGCCTCGGCCTTCTTGATCAGCTCTTTGATGATGCGTTCGACCGTCTCGTCGGACAGCAACGACACGATGTCGACGCCGGCAACAACGACGGAGTTGATTTCAAAATCCTCACCACAGCCGGGATAATAAAAAGTGGCGGGCTCGCGCTGTTGGTAGTCGAAATCGATCTCCATAGTGAGATCGTCCAGCTTGATTGTTTCGGTTGTCATGCTGCCTCCTTCACTTGTTCTTCGAGCGGAACCGGCAGGTCAGGCCACAGCCACTCGGGAGCGTCCTTGCTGCCCTCGTTGCGGTAGGGCACGACCACGCCGGCGAAGTTATCGTCGCCGAGCTGAATCAGCGCCGGGGCGGTGCCGTTGTGCATCAGGGCGGCATTGATGAAATCGTCCTTCCGGGGCTTGCCATGCAGCGCAACGTAGGCTTTCTCAATCACGGCCAGGTAGTGCGGGTTGAACTGCGCCATCTCGCCACTGGTGGTGCGGGGGATTACCCGGTAGTAGTCGGGGTAGACCCCGTCCAACGTCTTACCAGAAACCGTTACGCCGCCGCAGTTGATGCTGATCGGGCGTTCGTTGCTCGGATGCTTGTAGCCTTCGTGCTGGATCTGCTCGCCGATCTCGATTTCGACGAAGCTGCCCTTGAGGTTTTTGAGCAGCGCGTTGGGGATGATGACGTTGGTCACCACGTCGTGCGGCAGGTCGGGGATGTCCTGCTGGACGCGGTACATGCCGGCGATGTGACCGTTGGTGGCGACCAGACGCACCTCACTGCGGCGCAATTCGAGGTTGATGCCGTTGAGGTAGTAACGCACGTCTTCCACGCTGGCGAAAAGCGCGACCGTCTTCAGCGCTTCGATGGGGATGATGACTTTTATGGACATGACTATTTCCTTTCGATGATTGTTCTGACGATGTGATCCAGCGCATCGTCAGGCAGGTTCAGTTGAACCAGGCGCTGCCAGCGGGGGCGGAGCGCCTTGGGGAATTGCTGGTGCAGCTCCAGCGACCACAAACCCCCCCGGGGTTCTGGGGTCAGGGTCATGCGGAGCGTGTAGTTGGGAAGCTGGTGGATGATCATGCGGTCACCCCCTGGATGCGCTCGTAAAAATCCTCTAGCGATGCCGGGGTTTTTTCCTCGACCCACTCCCAAGGGGCGCTGTCGTAGCCGGGCAGCGCCCGGAGGGCCTTGCTGGTAATACTCTCCAGCTGGGCGCAGGCGTCCGTCATCGCCCAGTCATCCGTCTCGGAGGACTGATACTCAAGGCAGTTGCACAGCTTGATGATGGTCAAGGGCGACGGGATCGATTTGCGGTTGAGGACATAGTGCTTTGCCCAGAGGCAGGCCGCTTCGACGATCTGGCTGTCGAGCAGGCAAGGGCCGGGGCGCTGGCCATCGAGGTCGTCGGGGTAACGGGTTGCGACCGAGCGGATATTCTCCTTGGCCAGCACTTCAGCGATTTGTTTCGCGGCGCCGCAAGAGTCTGATGCGGCGTAGGCGGCCAGAAGGCCGATGTGTTCGGGTTGGCAGACATAGGCTGACATGACAGATTCCTTTCAAGCAAAAAGAATCCGGGGAGCCTTGCGGCTCGACCCGGACTAGAGGGGGTTGTTTGGTTAGAGAGACTTGACGCGGACGTCGTAGAACTTGACCGTGCCAGTCGCAGCGAGAAGCTGCGCCGGGGTCAGGAAGCTCTTGGCCTTGGCCTGGTCGAGCTGGTTACGCTCGATCCACTTGACGGTGATCTTGGCGCTGGCGGTGCTGTGCTCGCCCTCGCCGAGCAGTTCGATGACTTCGACCTTGGCTTTCTCAAGCTCGGTCTTCAGTGCGACCAGCTCACGCTGGAGCTGCGCATACTTGTTGATGATCGCCACTTCTTTCTGGCGACTGATGCTGATGACGTTGGATAACATGACAGATTCCTCCGATTTAGCGATTCGACCAAGACGGTCAGGCTCGCAAGTTGGTGTAAAGCGCCTTCGCATTTCAGCAGCCTCGCCCGCTATGGCCGTCGCCAATCGCTGCGGTACTTGGTGTAGAGGCTGCTGAAATGCGCCGCCTCGTTTGAAGCGGCTGCTTATCCGCCAGTCTTTGCTCGTCGTCTGCGCTTAAGGGCGTGATACCCAAATCCTGAGCATTGGCTTGCCGGATCGCATCGGAGCGGGGAGCCTGGCGGCTTCTCCTACGTTTCACTTGTCGCGTCCGGGCTGCTGTTGCTGCCGGCTGGCGTGGCACAAGGCCATAAAGAGCGGTTGCAGTTCCGGTGTTCTTCCGTTCGCTCATCGCATGTCGGAGACAGTGGCGCTTCTTGCTTTGGTTAGATGCCCGACTCGCGGGTTTTGCCGGTGCTGCTTGTGGTCTGGTGTTGCTTGACCGTTGAATGAAGTATGAGCGAACTCACACAAGGTGTCAACATAAAATTGAGGGCGCTCACAGTTTTGGCAAAATTTATGTACAATACGAATCTGAGGGAGAGGCCGAAGGGTTTCCCCCTCGCGTGCGCGTCAACTGTTATTGGTTGGCATTTGAAGCGCTCGGCAGGGCGCTTGTTTCAGCCGTGTGGTTGCACGGCAGCTTGGCTTACCAGGCCAAGTACAGAATCCCCCGGCCTTCGGGCTGGGGGATTTATTCCAACTATGCGGCAAATCACAACGCATGACAACAAAAAACCGCCCGAAGGCGGCTGGTCTGGTGGGGGAGGGCTACGCTAACACTAAGGAGGCGCGTCTCATGTTCAGTGGTCGAGGGATTCCGTTGGGTGAAACGCAAATCGGTTTTGCTGGTTCACCAGAAGAAGCGCACCAACAACGAATGAGTGACAAAGAAGGAGTCGGACTGGCGGTTCGTTGGGAGGCGTTAAAAGCGTTGCCGCGAAGTAATTGCCTGACGGGTCAATGCTTGAGCAGTGCAGACACGCCACAACCTCACCATCCTCCTGCGTCAAAATCTGCACAAAGTCATCGAGCAAGTATTTATGACTTGCTACTTGATCCGTATCAAGAATAACTTGCCAAATCTCCATCACAGTCTCGCAACAGCAAGCAGTGCGGTGCGCTTGGCTTTGCTGCCCGTCCGGAAGCAGCGCAGCAGTTCTTCCTCGGGTGGGGATAGGCGAGGGGCAGGCGCCTCACCTTCGTGGTCGTGATCCATCCACCCAGGCGGACGCAGAGCGCCGGTCTCCAGCTTACGCGCCAGAGCATTCCCGACATTGCGCGTGGCGCCACTCGGTAGCTTGGTGCAGTTGAGGATTTGCGACAGGTATTTTTCGCTGGTGCCCGATATTTCAGCCAGCGCGGCGATTGTTTTGAATTCTTTTACCAACGTTTGTAGGTTTTTTCGTCTGATGTCCATGCACCAGTTTAGGGCAGGGATTCCCTTGCGCACACAAGCGCAACGCTAGCCGCCAGATGCTAGCGTGTTCAGGCGAAACATGGCTGAAACACAAGCAAACGCTGATTCTATGACCTTCGTCTTATATCTTTGGTGCACTGCGTTGTGACAGGATGATGCGCTCAATAACAACGGAGGCAGCAATGAGTGTGATCGAATTTATTCATCCGCCAGCAGTTGGCGGGGAGCGCGAAAATGATAGCCTGATGAATGTCGCAATGGATTTTGAGTTTGGCCGCTACAGCGCAGTTTTTGTGGTGGCGGTGCGACCTGACGGAACACTGCGCGAAGCGGAATTTACTCGCCAGACGCCTTGCCGCGCTTCGGAGAAAGTTTCGCGGCTGCACGGTTAGCGCGTACCAGCATGGCCATCCGGGCGATCTGTAAATAGAACGCCTGGGCATCTTCTGGAGACAGTTCGCGCAGGTTCTTGATGGCTTGAATCTCGGTATCAGTAAAGTCGCAGTCTTGTTCTGGTATTACAGGTGAGCCGCGATTTTTTTTGGGCCTTTTTCGTCGGCAAGCCATCGTGCTTCAACGTTGAGCGCTCTTGCTATATTAAGCAATAGTTCGCCGGATAGCGTCTTTGTTCTTCCGCTCTCAATATGATTGATCGCAGACGGATCAACGACACATCGGCGTGCCAAGGCGGACTGGCTGAGTCCTGCCTCTAGTCGTGCCTGCGTTAGTCTGTCTTTAAGCTCCATTGAACAATCATAAATGGTTACGCATTGACCATGCTCACATTTACGCTTGCTTTTTGTCGTGAGCGCGCTCATAATTCTAGGTATGAAAACACAAGACGCTATCGACCATTACGGAAGCATCGCCAAATTGGCCAAGGCCTTGGATGTTGACCGGTCTGCGGTGCTGCATTGGAAAGGCTCCGTGCCGCTTCTTCGCCAGTATCAACTTGAAGTACTGACCAAAGGCGCTTTGGTAGCCAACAAAGACAAGCCACAGAAAAAAGCAGCATAGGGGTAATCCATGAACTGGAAATTGCTCATTCAAGACATCCTCGCCACTGATATGAAACGCTCCGAGATAGCCAACCATATCGGCGTCAATGCTTCGACTATTACCGAAATCCTTTCTGGCGAAATTAAAGATATGTACTGGCGAAAAGGTGACGCACTTATTCGCCTGCACGCCGAGCGCTGCCAGAAGAAGGCGGCCTGATATGCCTATCCAGAGCAAACCCATTGTGGAGCCTCTTCAAAGAACAGCGCCCGATGCTCGAATGAGTTTCCAGCGGCAAGTTCCACTAACACCGCTAGGGTTTCTAGCCCATTACTCAGGTCAAGCATCAAAGCATTTTCGGAAAGTACCCTGGTTCCTGCTGCTGTCCCTGATGAGTCTGCCAGCCGCCTGCCGAGATGTTGCCAGGCGAGTGATTGCTGGGCAGTCATGGACAGAGGTTTTTCAATTACGAACAGAACGGAGTGCATTAGTGGCTCCCAAGAACGATTGAAGGAAACCAAATCATGCCCGAGATCCGCTTTGAGTGCGACCAGGACGAGCTATCCATCCTAGATGGATATTGCGCGGCAACGGGCAAGCATCGGACTGAGGTTTTCAAAGAGCTTCTCCGTATCTGGTCAAAAGACAAGTTACATGAAGCCACTTTAGTCCTGCGCTTTGTAGGCAGCAATCCAGATGGTTCGGAGTCGAGCCGGAAATAGACAAAAAAACACCCGCCCGGTCGGCAAACCATTGGGCGGGTTTCATTCACTAACAGGAGCAATTATGCCACAAATTAGAACGCAATACCAGCAGGTGCAGGACTGGCTAAAGCGTGAGCCTTTGACCGCCATGCAGGCGCTGGTGCATCTAGGAGTTGCACGTCTTGCGGCGCGCATACACGAACTCCGCGAGGACGGCTTCCCGGTCAAGAGCGAGATGATCGAGATTCAAGACAGGTACGGCCGCGCCAAGACGGTCGCTAAGTATTCGATGGGGGCGTGATGACTACCTTATGGCAGATCGCCAACGCCCAGGCGAAACAACTCAAGAAGATCAAGACCAAGGCCGCCAAGCGCCGGCAGGAAAGCCTGCTGCTTGAAACGCTGCTGCAAGCGTTGAGGTATGGCACATGAAAACCAATCAATCGGCTGACACGCAATACGCAACATATCTCGTATGTGACGCCGCTTCACGAATGCAGAGCGGGCGAGTAAGTGAGGCATTAAAACTGCTGAAGCATGCGGCGATTCTTTTGCCAGATATTGGTCATGAAGTGCAGATAGCGGCGCAAATTGAAGCGAAAAATGAATTGCTAGTGAAGGGCAGGGGGTTCTCAGCATGAATTATTACGAGCGCCACCTTGGCGACTACGCCAAAGACACTGCCCACCTTTCCATACTTGAACATGGTGCCTATGGCCTTCTGCTTGATAGGTATTACGCGACGGAACATGGCATCCCGGCAGATCAATCCTATCGTGTCTCACGGGCGGCAACGCCGGCAGAAAAGAAGGCCGTTGATGTCGTTTTGGCTGAGTTTTTCAAGTTGATTGATGGAGTCTGGGTTAATCAGCGCGCAGAAGAAGAAATCTCCAAATACCTAGAGAAGAAGCCAGATGCAGACAAGAAGCGCGAAAACGAAAAGGAACGGCAGCGCCGATCAAGAGAACGGAGAAAACAGCTTTTTGAGGAACTTTCAGCACACGGCATCAACATGCAATGGAACGCCTCAACAGAGACACTACAAACAGAATTGTCACGCGTTAAATCACAAGATTGTCACGCACCTGTCACGCGTGACAACACGGCTACCAGTCACCAGTCCCCAGTAAACAAAGAACCCCCCATACCCCCCAAGGGGGGCATCAAACAAAATAACCCGGTAACGCTGCAAACGTTTTTGAATGACTGCACGGCAAGAGGCGAAACCGCTATCCCTGAAGACGATCCTGTCTTTACATTCGCCACGGACGCCGGAATCGAGTACGAGTGGCTGCGCCTGGCTTGGAGGGAGTTTTCGGTGCGCTACCGGGAAGACCCTAAGCGTTACCGTGATTGGCGAAAGGTCTTTAGAAACGCTGTGCGCGGCAACTGGTTCAAGGTCTGGTTCTGCGACGACAACGGCCGTATGTGCCTGACCAGCCAGGGCCGCATGCTGCAGAAAGCGCACAGGGAGGCCGCATGAACGCCGAACTACGCGTGCCACCGCACTCCATCGAAGCCGAACAATCAGTTATCGGCGGCATCCTGCTCGACAGCGCAGCACTGGATAGCGTTGGTGGCCTGAAGCACACCCACTTTTACCGCGCCGATCATCGCGTTCTGTTCGCCACGCTGCAGCGCATGAGTGCCGAGAACAAGCAGATTGACGCCGTGACCGTTGCCGAAGCGCTGGACGAGGCCGGGCAGAGCGAATCCACTGGCGGACTGGCTTACCTTGGCGAGCTGGCCTGCAACAATCCAAGCGCATCGAACATCGTCAGTTACGACAAGTTAGTCACCGATAGAGCCATCGAGCGCCAGCTACTCGCGGCCAATGCCGACATCGAAGGCATCATCCGTGGACAGGGCGAAACACGGGACAAACTGCACCGCGCCCAATCGGCGATCATGGCCATCACCGAGCAGGCGCAACCACGGCAGCCGAGGCTGGTCTGTGAGGCGCTTGGATCGTTCGTCAATACCCTGTCTGACCGGGAAAGTGGCAAGGCGCGTGGCATCCCGACTGGATTTACGGCGCTTGACGCGAAATTGAGGGTACAGCCTGGCGACGTGGTCGTGATTGCCGCTCGGCCGTCAATGGGCAAAACCGCACTGGCGCTGCAGATCGCCACGCACTTTGCCGAAACCGGAACGCCGACCGGAGTTTTTTCGATGGAAATGTCAGAGTCGCAACTGATTGACCGCCTGGTTTCGAGCATCGGCCGCGTGGTTATGGACTCCGTGTTGTCCGGGCGCATGGTTGGCGACGATGGCGACCGGATCATGGCTGCCGCCGGCAAGCTGCAAGACCTGCCGCTTGTTATAGATGACCAGCCCGGGCTGACGGTGCATGAACTGACGGCCAAGGCGCGCACCATGAAGCGCAAATTCGGTGTGAAGGCTTTGGTGGTCGATTACATCGGCCTCATGTCCTCGACCCAGGAAAACCGGGTGCAGGCCATTGGCGAGATTTCACGCGGGGTCAAGGGTCTTGCCAAGGAACTGCAAGTGCCGATCTTTCTGCTGGCACAGCTTTCGCGCAAATGCGAAGAGCGCACCGACAAGCGGCCGATCCTGTCCGACCTGAGAGATTCAGGCGACATCGAACAGGATGCCGACGCGGTGCTGATGATCTATCGCGATGAATATTACCGGCCGGAGACGGCAGACAAAGGCGTGGCCGAAATCCTCATTCGCAAGAACCGCCAAGGCGCTTTAGGGCTGGCACCGCTGGCATTCATTGGCGACAACGTGCGCTTTGAAAACCTCGCCTACAACTGGTCGCCGACACAGGAAACGCAACCCAAGCGCCGGGGAGGGTTTTCAGGATGAGCGCACTTGCGAAACTGGCTGAAATGAAGGCCAAGGCGACCGGGTTGGATGCAGTTCGGGCGGATTACAAGGCGTTTCGGGCAATGCGCCTGGCTGAAGGATGGTCAGACCGCGACATCACCGAATTTGACGAAATGATCAGGATCGACTTTGCGGATGGCGCTGGTGTTCAGCGACCGTTCGAGACAAGTAAGGCGATGCGGATTGAGCTGTGGGGCGCGTACTTTGCAGAGCAAATCATCACGCCTGCAACTGGCATCAACGAGCGCATCCGCGCCTCAATCGCGGAAGAAAGGAAAGCAGCATGAGCGCCATGACCGACGCCTTCTTCGCAATCTTCGACATGCACCGGGCAACTTGCCTGTCCTGCACGCACAGCTACATGGACGATTTCGAGGAAATACTCTGCCACAAGACTGGCGGAAAGATCGCCAACCCATGCGATGCCTACACCTACGAACCCGGAACATCGGCCAGGGAGTATGAGCCATGCAAATGAAAAACAAGGGCTACGGCAATCGCTTTGCACAGGACTTCGGCGGAAACCACCTGCAGCAGATGCGGGAACGATCATCCTGTGGAATGTTCCTCGATTACGCGCACAAATTTTGCGCGGCATGCAAAACCAAGAAGCCGACCAAGGGCGGTGGCTACATCGGGAAGGTGTTTGTTTGCGCGGAGTGCAAGCAATGAAAAAGACGCTGGAGATCACCGGAGACCTGGCGCGTCAGGCCGGCAAGCGGAGTCTGGATGAAGCGCCTATCGGACACTTCTTTAAGATTTACGAGCCGAAGCGCAAGGAAATACAGAACGACAAGTTCCACGCCATGATCGATGACATCGCCAAGGTCTGCCTGTTTATGGGTAAGAGGTGGCCGGCCGACATCTGGAAGCGCCTGTTGATGGCCGCCTATGTCAAGGTGGCCAGAGAAAACGCACGGGCAGAAGGAAAGCCAGACCCGTTCAAAGGCAAAGGCGGCGTCATCCCGATGCTGGATGGCGATGGCTTCCTGCAACTGTCGGTATCCACGACCGAGCTAACTGTGGGGCAAGCGGCAGAGTTTATCGAATATCTATACGCATACGGCGAAGCCAATCACGTCCGCTGGAGTGAGCCTGGGCTGTATGCGCCAACACTGGAGGCCGCATGATTGAGAAAAACACACCATTCCGTTCTGAGAAATGGCGTAACGCAGTGATGTCGCTCGATTTCTGTGTCAGATGCGGCGCCTATGGCGTTCAGGTTGCGCATCGGAACGAGGGCAAGGGTATGGGCATGAAGGTTTCGGACTGCCTGAGCGCCGCGCTATGCCCTGCTTGCCACACCGAGATAGACCACGGAAAAGGCATGACCAAGGAAGAGCGCAGGGCAGAACTTAATGCGGCCATTGTCAAAACAGTTGAAGTCCTTGTAAGTCACGGAAAGGTGGTGGTGGCGTGAATAAAAAAATGTACGCCCTTGGCCGCCTAAAGACCGGGCAGATGAACAAAACCGAGCAATCCTATGCCGAATTCCTTGAGGAAAAGCGGCTGCAAAAGCTGGTTGCTTGGTACAAATTCGAGGGCGTAAAGCTGCGCCTGGCAGATAACACCTTCTACTCACCTGACTTCGCCGTAATGCTGACGAATGGACAGATGCAGATGCACGAAGTCAAGGGATTTTGGCAAGACGATGCACGGGTGAAGATCAAGGTTGCTGCTGACCTATACCCGTTTGAGTTTATCGCAGTCAAAGCCAAGGCCAAGAAAGACGGCGGCGGATGGGCAAAGGAGGAAATCTGATGACTGACGTATGCGACGACAGCGACAAGAAGATTGAGGACGCCATCACCGATGGGGTGGAGTGGGCAAGCAAAGCGGTTGCCGCGATGCCCAAGGGTGAAGAAGGCGAGTGCAGTTACTGCGGATGGCACGTCAAGCGACTGGTCGGTGGCGCCTGCGGGCACTGCCGTGATCGTCATGGGTTGGCCTAGTGAGCCGCCAGCACGCAGCACTGGCCGCAGCAGAGAGCACAGTCCTGGCGCATCTCAAGAGCGCTGGCCTGCCCCTAACCGCGAGAGAGGTGGCGCTGCTACTCGGGTGGCCGCCACAGCGTGCGATATGGGCACTGCAGAGACTCGCAGCAAAGGGGGATGTGACGGTAAGCGAGGGCGAACACAAAGATCAGTGCTACCGGGTGCGCAGGTTTGCCAAGTACCGGCCCGCCATGGCACCAAAGGCGCTTTATCCGGCGTGGATGATGCCCAAGGCTACCGTGATCGTAAAAGCGCGGCTGGTGCGCGGCAGGGCGTTTCACGATGAGGATGAGTGATGACGAGAAAGTGGGAATTGACTCGCGATGAGGCTGAGTACCTTGTCGACGTGCTTGCGTCTGTGTTAGAGGAGGGTCAAAGCATCGGCCTGTCAGGGCGTGGGCGTGAAATGGCCGAGGATTTAGCCGCAGAGCTATGCGATCTGTTTGGTATGGGTTTATTAAAGCAGGAAATCACGGCAAAAGTGGGAAAAAGTCTCGATTGCTCGCTGGCTGACATCTGGCAAGGTGGGAAAACGTAACGAAAGAGCGCTAATGGTATCGTGTCGATGCGTTGAGTAAAGTCTGGTGGGGGTGGCGTAGTGTCTGAGTATGACCAAAGCCACCCCAACCGCCAAGACCGCCAGCACTAAAAAGCGGGCAAAGCCAAAAAAACCATCGGCGCCAACGCCAAAGCCCGAGGGCTATGTGTTTGGGCGGCCGACAAAGTATCGCCCCGAGTATTGCGAACAGATCGTGGAGTATTTCCAGCGACCCGCATACCGAGAAGTAACTTTGCCAAACGGACAGACGCAGAACGTCTGCAACGTTTTTCCGACCATGACGCGGTTTGCCGATAGCATAGGTGTTGATGACAGTACATTAGAAGATTGGATATTAGTACATCCTAACTTTCTCCGCGCCTATAAAACAGCGAAAAAACTGCAAGAGGCCATTTTGCAGGAAGGTGCACTAGGTGGCGCCTATCACGGGTCATTTGCAATCTTCACGGCAAAGAACGTTTGCGGCTGGCGCGACCAGCAGGATTTGAACCTCGGCAACAAGCCGGGGGAGAAGTTCCAGACCGATAGCACGGTGACTCTAAGCACCCTGTCGGACGTGATCGCCAAAGCCAAGGCCAAGCGATGATATGCAAGGCCGACATCCTCGACCTGAGCTACGACGAGGCGCTTGATGTTTATGAGAGCGCCGACAAGTGGCCGGTGGCGGACGTCGCCATGCTCGGCAAACTGGATCGCTACTTTCTGCTGACGCATCTCTGCAAGCGGGTTGATGCAATCCATCCGTGGCTGTATGCACGTTGCCGGGAGGTCGAGAAAGACCCGGATGGATACCTCGATCTATGGTTCAGGGAGGGATACAAATCAACCGTGATTACTTTTGCGGGCGTGATTCAGGAGATATTGAACGATCCTGAAATCACTATCGGCATCTTCAGCTTCAACAAGCCATCGGCCCGCAAGTTCCTTCGCCAGATTAAGTACGAGCTGGAAAGCAATGATTTGCTGAAAGCGTTATACCCAGACATTTTGTGGGCCGACCCAAAGAAGGAAAGCCCGCGATGGTCTGAAGATGGCGGGATAGTCGTCAAGCGCCAGGGAAATCCCAAGGAAGCAACTGTCGAAGGGCATGGCCTGGTCGATGGCCAGCCGACCGGCGCCCACTTCATGCTGCGTGTTTACGATGACGTTGTGACGCTGGAGAGTGTGACCAGCCCGGACATGGTCAACAAGACAACTGAAGCGTGGTCGCTGTCCGACAACCTCGGCGCGCGTAATGAAAACGGCCAGGCACGTGCGTGGCATGTGGGAACGCGATATAGCTACGGTGACAGCTACAACACAATGCTTGAGATGGGGGCCGTAAAGCCGCGCATCTATGCCGCAACAGATGATGGCACCCGCGACGGCAACCCGGTTTTTCTCAGCAAGGAAGTATGGGCAGAGAAAAAGAAGATGCAGATCGCCAGCGTACTCGCGGCACAGATGCTGCAGAACCCGGCGGCCGGCAACAACGCCATATTCCAGAAGGACTGGCTGCGCTTTCAGGACGTCCGCCCGGCAACGCTGAACGTTTATATCCTGTGCGACCCGGCATCAAGCCGCAAGAAGGGCAGCGACAAGACCGCCATTGCGGTTATTGGCCTGGATCATGCCGGCAACAAATGGTTGCTGGATGGCTACCACCATCGCATGAGCCTGTCCGAGCGCTATCTGGCCATCAAAGGCCTGCGCAAGACCTGGGTCAATATGCCCGGGGTGCAGGTGGTTCGCATCGGTTACGAGCGCTACGGCTCGACCAGTGACCTGGAGTATTTTGAAGAGGCCATGCGACGCGACAAAGACCTGTTCGACATGACCGAGCTGGCCTGGCCACGCGAAGGTGGGGGCAGCAAGGGCGACCGGGTGCAGCGGCTGGAGCCTGACTTCCGCAATGGGCGCTTCTTCCTGTCCTCGGTTGTGCAGAGCGAGACCAAGAAGCAGGCCGAGATGCGCCAGCGCGGTCAGTCGTTCCGCATCTTCAGCCCGGTCAAGCGCAAGGACGAGAACGGCAACCTCTACAGCCTGAACAAGAATTTTATCGAGGAATACCTGGTCTTCCCCTTCGGCGCCCACGACGATTTCATCGATGCGGTGAGCCGCATTTACGACATCGAGGCCACCCCTGCACTGATCATCGACGAGCGCGACCTAGAACCCGAGTGTTATGAGGACGTTGTATGACCGACTTAGCCAAAACCGGGCAGGATGCGCCCATCGTACTGCCCGCCAGCCAGCGCCTATGGTCTGAGGAGGTGGGCATCGCTGCCGCCGATGACCTGCTGCCGATCAACGATCCTGGATATGAGTTCTCAAATGGTCGCAAATACGAAACCCCCGCGTAAGCACTGGGAAGATTCGGTAATTCTGGACGATTACGACGCGCTGCCAGAGCCAATCAAAATGAGCGTCAGCCCGCGTGAATACCTGTTTATGACCGACACACAGAAGGCGTCAATCATCGAAGACGACTGCGAACCGGAGTATTAAGACATGCTAATGCAAACAACCGAAGCCCCGATCAGTGCCAACGACCTGATCTTCGCCCGTGAAGCCGCTGAAACACTGAACACCAGCTACCCAGGCCACCTGTGGGCGGTCACCATCAATGGCGGCATGGTCGATATCCGCAACCTCATGCTGTCCGACAAGTACGGCTATCGGCTGTCGATGCCGGCCACCTACAGCATGAGCGACTTCAAAGCGCGTGCGCTGAAAGCAGGCGGCGAGATCCTGGAGCGCTACCGCGTCACCCGTGGCGAGGCCAACTTTGACCACCTGGACACCATGGCTGTCGATTTCGCTGGCCGGCCAATCGGAGACATTAGCAAATGATGACAGACCTGATAGAGAGCAGCATCGAAGCCATCAATCTGCTCGATGACAAGCGAGCGCTGCAGATGGCACGCGACGCCTACACCGGCAGCACGAGCTTCTTCGACGCCAATATACGCCCCCAGATCGAGCGCGACCTGCGGCAATTCCAGTCCCGGCACGCCCCGAACAGCAAGTACAACAGCGACGCCTACAAGACGCGATCGCGCATCTACCGCCCCAAGACCCGCAGCGTGATCCGCAAGAACGAGGCCATTGCTGCCGAGGCTTTCTTCAGCACCGCCGATGTGGTCGATGTGCGGGCGCAGGACGAGCGCGATGAGGTGCAACAGGCCAGTGCCGAGATCATGAAAGCGCTGCTGCAGTACCGGCTGACCAAGTCAATCCACTGGTTCCAGACCTGCATGGGCGCGTATCAGGACGCCCAGGTCATGGGCACGGTGGTGAGCTACCAAGCGTGGGAGTACGACCAACGACGCGGCAAGGACAGGCCGATCATCCAACTGCTGCCGGTCGAGAATTTCCGTTTCGATCCGAACAGCAACTGGACAGACCCGGTCAATACCTCACCCTACCTGATCTGGCTGATCCCGATGTACGTCAAGGATGTCAAGGCCAAGATGGTGGCGACCGGCAAGCAGCAGCCCTGGCGCAAGATCAGCGACCAAGACCTCAAGACCGGCATCCGCAACTACGACACGACCCGCCTGACCCGCGAAGAGAACCGCACCGACAGCACCGAGCAGGTGACGGGCATCAACGACTACAGCATTGTCTGGGTGCATAAGAACATTGTTGATGTTGATGGCATGGATATGGTCTATCACACCATCGGCACCGACCACCTGCTCTCTGACCCGGTACCGCTGGATCGCGTCTATGCGACGGGCCAGCGGCCATTCGTCATCGGCTCCTGCATCCTTGAGGCGCACAAACTGTGGCCGGGTGGCGTGCCGCGCATTACCCGCGACATGCAGGCCGAGGTCAATGAGATCGCCAACCTGCGCATCGACAACGTCAAATTCGTGCTGAACAAGCGATATTTCGTGG